AAAACAAAAATGGGATTATGTCGTTAAAGCAGATAAGAAAAAACCAAAAGCAAAGCGTGGACGTTATTTACCTGAATCAGTTAGGAAAAGTCTTAGTGCCTCTGAAAAAGCGGCTACAAACAGAAGAAAGAGGGCCGCATCTGCAAAAGGAAAACCAAAGGCTAAGTACTCAAAAAAGATAGCAGGCAAGGTAAGAAGAGCATAACATGGCAACATTTGAAGCACAAGTAGAAGCATTGACAAGTTTAAGTATAGATGGTAGTAGTACGCCTACCCAAACAGAGCTTAGTCAGTTTTTAACAGATGGTGCTAAAGAAATATTAAATGCTTTACCTAGATCTAGACAGTCTTTATTTACAACTTCAAATGATTTGAATAGTAGTAGCCCAAACTTTACAGTTCTTGGTTCTGAAGTATTTAGTGTTACTAGAGATGATGGCACAATCAATCAACCTTGTAGAATAGTAAGGCCAGAGCTAAACGGAAGGATTAGAGATGCTGACGACATGATGGCGGCAACCACTACAGACCCAGCATATTACATAATTAATAATATATTAAGTGTTGTACCAGAACCTACCAATGCTCAAAATGCTCATGTAAATACATTAAATTATCCTGCGGTTGCATTTGGTGATAGTGCTATTGCAAAATTTCCAGACGATGCTGAGTATTTAGTTGTAATATATGCTTGTATAAAAGCAATAGAATCGGTTCTTACAAGCGAGGAAGATATTGAGTTATATATTCCCGTGATTAATCAATTAAAAAATGACTATGATAAAGGAATACAGGCGTTGATGTAATGGCGATACAATCATTAACAGTAAAACAGATTATCAGTAGAGTTAGGCAGGTTTTTCCTAATGCACCTGAGACATATATTATGTCTTTGATAAATGATGCATTGAATGAGTTAGGTCAATACTCACAAAAGTCCATGTCTGCTAAAATAAACATTGTTGCCGATCAAACATTTTATGATTTGTCAGATAGTGCAACAGACTCCAGTAGTAATGCAATGGGTATCAATAAAGTTTATAGAGTAGATGTAATGGACAATGACGGTGACTACATAAGAGTTCCTAGGGTATTAGATGGAGAGCCTTTGATGTTTGACAACACGTCTGAATCTGCAATAGAGGAGCCTTCATAATGGCAAGCAATATTAAATATCCAGAAGACAAGGTTTTATATTTTATTAGGGGAGATCATTTAGGTCTTATAACAACATTTTCTTCTTCTGGCGAGTCTAGAACTGATAGAAAGGCATATCAAGCGTTTGACCACTCAGTTACCAACGGTATGCTTATACACTACTATGGTAATCCTAGCAAAGTTACTGCAATTACTCAAACTCCAGATATAGACAACTTGTTTCACTCAGCGATTGTAGACTATGTGAAAAAGTGTTTGTACATGGATAGAGCTGGTACGGAATCAGATGCTAGTATGGCTCAAGTGTCTATGAACCTGATGATGCAACACGAAAGAAAATTTGACATGGCTGTAAAGAAATACGGCACCAAAAAGAGAAGTAAGACTGGAGGTACGAGAGCAGTAGTACCAGCAAGTTTTACTTAATATAATTGATTGATTATTTGTTTTGATATAAGGTAAGTTACAGAACATATAATTTAACTATATGGATGCTTTAAGCGGTGGTGGAGGAATATAGGATAGATTATGGCAAACCCAAATAAATTCACCGCTAAGGAAGTTCTAAACAAAGTACTTTTAGACTCTTCAGGAAACGCCGTCACGGCAAACTCAGTAACCTCACAAGAAGCACTAAACAGTGTTTTAGATACTACAAACAACAGATTAAATATGTCCCTAGCCGGAGGTACAATCTCTGGTGATGTGACTATATCTGGAGACCTAACTGTTCAAGGTGGCGGTTCTCTTGCATACGATGAAGTATTAACTGGTAGTATGTCAATTACTAGAGCAGATGCTGTTACAAACCCAGCAACAGATACCAATGCTGGTTTATTAATTGAGAATACAAACGCATCTGGAAGTGCCATATTAAGAATGAGAGGTGGAGATGGTGCGGCAAGGATTATGTATGGAGAAAATAATTCTACAGATAAGCTATATATTTCTCCAAGAAATGAATCGGCTAATTATGTTGTTATAAACCATTTAGGTCAAATGGGTATAGGTACTGATTCTCCTTCAACATCTCACGCTTTGACTATTGCTGGCGATTTACAAATTACTGATGCTCATCCAGAAATATCTTTTGTAGATAGTGATGATGACTCTACTTCAAGAATTTATCACTCAGCAGGCAGTCTTTACATAGATGCTGACAATACTAGTAGTGAGGATGTCGCCAATAGTAAAATTAGATTTACTGTTGATGACTCTGAAAGATTCGTAATTGATGCCAACTCCAGAATCTCACTATCTAATAGTGATAGTGGTGATAGCAATACAATATTTGGAAAAAATGCAGGTGATTCTGATGGTGCTGGAGACCAGAATGTATTTGTGGGAGAATTAGCTGGAGGAACTGGTACTCAAACTGATGCCGCAGATGGCAATGTAGGAGTAGGATACAATTCTTTAACTGACCTTACTTCTGGACAACAAAACACAGCTATTGGCTCATATAGTTCTGATGACATTACTTCAGGCTCATTTAACACAGCAGTTGGTAGGTCTACGCTTGCAACCTTAACAACGGGAAGTAGCAATGTAGCAGTCGGAAGAGCAACATTTTCAACTGCCGCTAACGATGAGTCGCATAACATTGCTATTGGTAATAGTGCATTAGGTGCGGCTAAACAAGACGGAACAGCAAGTAGTACCAATAGAGAAATAAAGCAGAATATAGCGATTGGAGAAGATGCTTTAATGGGAGGTACATTAACAGGCACTAATCATATTGAAGGTAATATTGCTATTGGGTATCAAGCAATGGATGCTACTGGGGCAAACAATCAAATAGGAACAATAGCGATTGGTAAATCTGCATTAGGAGCATTAACCTCTGGAACATCTAACACGGCTGTTGGATTTGGTACAGCCGAACAAACTACTACAGGCGGTGGGAACACAGTTATGGGCTACCAAGCACTTACTGGTGATTCAGATGGAGATGGAGCAGACAATGTTGCCATAGGACACAAAGCTATGTTAGCAAATGTAAGCCCAAGCAAGAATGTTGCAATAGGTGATTCTGCAATGAGAGTAATGAATGGAACTGCTAATGGAATTGCACAATGTGTAGCAATAGGAGCAAATGCTTTTTATGGTAATGCCGATAGTACAACTACCAACACAAACGGAACAATAGCTATTGGTTATCAAAGTTTAAAATCCTTGACAACTGGTGGTTCAAATACTGCTATAGGTTATGAATCTCAATTATATCAAACAGATGGAGCAAATAACACTTCATTAGGTTATAAAGCATTAAGAAATGCAGATAATGGTGAGTCCCTTAATACTGTGATTGGAATGGAGGCTGGTCAGTATATAAATCACGCAAGTTCAGATGGCAATACTATTGTAGGTACTCAGGCTAATGTTGGAGGAACAGCCGCAAGAATGTATAATACTGTAATGGGTTATAGAGCAATGGGAAGTGCTAATACTCAGAATAATATTGGTGCTAATGAAAATGTATTTATTGGAGCATATTCTGGTAATGGTACTTGGGTAACTGCTGGTTGTGATGGAAACACTGCCGTTGGTTATAATTCATTGTCAGGTGCATTAAATGGAGCTACAAACAACGTAGCAATCGGTAAAAATGCGTTAGAGGCACTTACTACGGGAGATGATAACGTAGTGGTCGGTCAAGGTGCGGCAGATGCTTTGACTACAGGGAATAAGAACATTGCGATAGGTAGATTAGCTCTATCATCTTCTCAAGATGCAGATAGCTGTGTAGCTATTGGATATGCGGCAATGAACGCAGATAATGATTCTTCAACCGATGGTTCAATAGCGATAGGTCAAGCCGCACTTAATAATCATGCTAGTAATCTTAATCTTGCTATTGGGTTTAGTGCTGGTAAATATGTTACATCAGGAGGAGCTAACACCGCTATAGGCTACGCTTCTTTGGGTGGAAATGTTACTACTAATTTAACTGGTAATAATAACACAGTCATTGGACACCAAGCAGGTAGAGATATGCAAGGTAGTGCTGACGGAAATGTTATCATTGGAAGAAATGCGGCTGTTGCGATGACAAGCGGAGCAAACAATACCCTTATCGGAACAAATGCAGGCGATGCACTTGTTGATGAAACCCATAATGTTGCAATCGGAACAGATGCTCTTGGTGGCTCAAGCTTAGTAGATCAGACAGTAATTGTTGGTTCACAAGCTGGTGCTGGTGCTATGACTGCCGCCGCTGACGGAACAGTTGCTGTTGGGTATGCGGCTGGGTCTGCATTGACATCTGGAGCTGGAAATACGGCAGTTGGATTTCAAGCTGGAAATATTTTAACCACAGGTGGAACTAATACAATTATTGGACATGATGCAGATGTAGATGCAAATAGTAGGTCAGGTTGTATTGTTATTGGATCAGGTTTATCTTTAAATACTGCAAGTGATAATGTTGTAGAAATTGGTAATGATACTAATTCTATGACTTATGATTTAGATGGTGGAGATATAACTGTTACATCTGATGTAAGAACTAAGAAAAACATTAAAGATACAAAATTGGGATTAGAGTTTATTAACAAACTTCGACCTATTACTTATCAAACAAAACCTTCTTCTCAGTATCCAAAAGAATTTGGTATTAAAAATCCGTCTAAAAAATCAAGTGGTAAAACTTGGGATGGTTTAATTGCCCAAGAAGTAAAAGAAGTAATGAACGAAATGAATGTTGAATTTAGTGGATGGGGAGAAGGAATTAATACCAAACAAAAATTAGCATATGGAAAATTTGTAATGCCTTTAATAAAGGCTGTACAAGAATTATCTGCAAGAGTAGAAGAATTAGAAAAGAAATAATTAACTAAACAAGGAGTCACATAATGGCTAAAGAAAAAAAAGAAAAGCCAGTTATTAATCTTGATGGTGTAGAGTATATCATTGAGGACTTAACTGACGAACAGAAGATGATGGTAAATCATATAAACGACATACAAAACAAACAGGCATCTAATGGTTTTATTGCAGACCAACTTAGAGTAGGTCACGATGCATTTGTTAAGATGTTAAAAGAGTCATTAGAATCTGAAGAGGTTAAAGAAGAAGAATGATGTTGCTATCAATGATACTTATTGCATCTGCATTATTAACATACTTAGTTGTATGGGAGAGTTATAATAAATAATGCTTATAAGGAAAAGTTCTCAGGGTCATTATTTACGATTGTATAAAAACACGACTCCCGGTGCTACTAGGACAAAGACATACCCAGATGGTACGACTGAGACCCTGACTTATCCTTCTAGATATAAATATTTTTTAGTAGTAGATGGCGAGGTTGTTCAAAGAAGCGATAGTTGGGCAACGATTGAACAGGCTTATGTTGATGAGTGTGACGATAGTCATGGTGGTGGTCATGGTAGGTTGGTGGTTGGACACCATCAACTTATTAATGGTGTCGCTACATCTCAGTCTGATTATCCTACAATGGATAATACAAAAGAAGAGATACAAGATTTTTACGATAAACGAGGTATTTCATACTCTAGCTCAGAAAGCAAATCAGAGCTGTTGTCTAGGATAGTTCCAATGATGGCTGGAGATGAAGAAGTCTCAAAACATATAAAGGTATAGACATGAAAAAGATAATGGCTTTTTTAATGGCTTTCTCCTTTGTGAGTGCAACTCCCTCTGATTCTCTTCAGTGCGATCAGTTGACAATGAGCGAAGAAGTAAAGAAGAAAAAGAAGAAGGGCAAAAAGATAAAAGGTAAGGGCAAGAAAAAGAAAAAAGGTTTTTTCTCAAAGGTCTTTGGTTCTAAGTAATGAATAACCCCATAGCCAAATTAGTAGCATGGCAACAAAGAACAGGTCAGCTAGATAGTTGGACATCGTATCATATAGCCGCTGGTGCTTTTTTATGCAAGGTATTTCAATGGTTGAATTGGAGTGATTTCTGGTGTGTTATGGGTGTATTGATTGTAGGTGTTTTATGGGAAGTTTTTGAGTATTACATAGAAAACTGGAGGCCTTATGGTAGTAAAAAGAAGTGGGCATACAATACGCTTGCTGATATTGTAGTGGAAACTGCAATGGCATGGTGGATGGTGCTATGAGTCAAGTAATAAAAAAAGTAATTAAAAAGGGTTATGAAGTTGTTAGTACGAGTTATGGGACTCCTGTTGTGTATAGTTATGACAGGAGGATGCAGTCACGGGTGGAGCGTAGGAAGTTACCAAATCACACCTCAGGATACAGTTACAAATACAGTTTTTATAGAAGTAATGGGGATTGATTCGGTCTTGCATTACTATCATGGAAGGGTGTATGAAGAATCTAATTGGTGTTGGATACATCATCAATTAGAAGATGTGGTGAAATGAGTGGAAAGCCGGATACCGCCAGAAGCTATCGTGCTACCGTTCTTGATGATAATGCCATTGTATCTATTAATCTTAAATGGCTTGCTCAGGGATGTGTTCTCGTGGCAATATTGGTCTATGGTTATTGGCAGGTTGAGAGTCGTATCAAGTCGTTGGAGGATAAGGTGGCAACTGCGGATAAGCAAATTGAAAACCTTCTTAGCAAACACATTGTTGAAGAAAGAATGGAAAGGGAAGAATTAGCAGAGAAAGTAGCTTTTTACGAAAAAGAACTAAATCTAAACCCATTTAGTTGGGGCAAAAAGAAGAAAAAATGATAATGTTAATTTATACATTGGATTTATCAGTTGATGAACTACACGAATTAACTATTTGTTTTTGGGAAAATAAAGAGTTTAACCCTTTTATAATAATAGCGGAGACGTAATGGATTTTATGGCAGTATATGGCGAAGCGGGAATGATCGGAGTGGTCGGTGCCATGTTTGTATATCTAGTTATATCCATGTCTAATAAATCAGCAAAGCAACAAGAAGAATTAGAAGCTTTGAAGGTAGAGAACAGGGGGCAGTCTGAAACTCTTGAGAATATGGAAGGGATGATAATAAAACTAATTGCTAGATGGAATCAATCAGATGATAAATTAGATCGTAAGTTTGATGCTATGACAGCTAGTATTAACGACTTAGATAATCAGGTTTCTAGAATAGATGGTAGTCTTTCTAGGATTAATGGAAAGCATTAGAGATGGACAGTTTAAAGATAGCCGCAATAAGTTTTAGTAACTATGCGATTGGTCTGACACAAGTACATGAATTATTACAGGTAGTGGTTGCACTGCTTTCTATAATATTATTGATAATGAACATAAAAAAAGGAAAATAAAATGGATATTAAATCAATGCTAGTCAAGCTTGCAGAAGAGCAGGCAGACAAGATGAAAGAAGAAGCAATCAATCACCTTGCATCAGATGAGATGTCAGAGAGTATTGCTACTGCAATCAACAAAAAGATTGA